TTCAGTAGATACTGCTTCTATTTGACTAATTGATCCGTAATCTAACGTGGCGACAGGACCACTAGTTTCTGTTAGATTAATTAATTGCTCATTTTGAATCGAAGAGAGAACTGTGTTCTGGTAGTTCTCAAGAACCCAGTAATCTAGACCTACATTACCAAAGTCTAGATATAAAAATTCCTCTCCTACTGCTGAATTATAGCTGTACGAAATCAACCCCAGTGACTGAACAGCAGTGAACTGGGGTATTCTACCAGTACCAGCGTAGGAGAATACCATAGGCTACCAAGTTATAAAAAACGGGGGGATCGCTATTCTGCAATCCCCCCATAATGTAAAACTCAAATGAATTGTATCAGTCGAGGCTGACGTTCAGTGTGACTTTGATCTGGTCACCTGCGTTTTGAATCGCGTATGGACCGTTTGTAAATCTTTCAGCGAAGAAGATTGCGCTGTAAAGAGTTAGGTCTCCAGTGCCATTGAGTGCCTTGGTTGTCGTGAAGGTGTCTGCATCGATTACATCGAATACCGTGTAAGTACCAGGAGTTGTTGTGGTGTTACCAGTTCCCTGATCGATGTAGATTGTATCTCCCTTAACTAGTCCATGACCAGTTGCTGTAACTTTGGTGAAGTCAAACTCAACTTCATCGTTGTTGTTTGAAGGCTGAATGTTGTCGATCAGTACATTGTTTAGGTAAACAGTGACTTGTCCTTCCAATACCGCGCCATTATCGTCATAAGTAACGTGATCGATACCAGTGATAATGGTGTTAGCATCGATGCCGTTAGGAGCACCACCGATAACGCCAGCAGTACCAGTCTGGGAAACTGCCATACCAACTGTTAGATCTTCGCCTACTTCAACTTGGAATGTACCATTGCCAGATACAGCACCAGCATTTGCTTTATTGAGATAAACAGTGGTTCCTGCAATACCGACAACTCTTGCACCAGAAGCAATACCAGTACCAGTAACACGTTGATATGGAGCAATACCTGCAGTGGATCCTACAGTGATAGCAAACTCACCAGAAGTACCAGTAACGGTTGTGGTGTTTGATACAGCAGCTAGTCTGAAATAGTTATTGCCGATAGTACCACGGATGCCAGTCTTGCTGATTGTGGTGCCAGCAGAAGCAGAAGCAGCGTCTGCAACGCCATGAATCGTGGTTGGCATGTTGTTAGCACGAACAAGCATGTAACCGTATACATCACCAGCAGCACCAGAGAATGTGAATGTTTCTTCTGGATAAGAAGCAGTAGTTCTTCCTTGTCCAAAATCAAGGTTTTGGTTGGTGAATGTGCCAGTGTTTTTGACGCTTAAAAGGAGAGTTAATCCGTCGATGTCTACGACGTATGCTCCATCGCCAACAGAACCACCAGTTACATAGTCGCCTTTTTTGATGCCAGTATTAGCAGCAACGGTGATTGTATATTCTGCTGCAGTTCCGCTACCTTGTACTGTTACAGCAGCAGTAGAAAGGGTTTCGATTGTCCATTGATTACCGTTCAACAGAATACCATACTGATTAGAATAGTCTTGATCAGTTCTGTTATTCTCGACTTGGTGATAACCAGTTACAGGTGCAAAACCATATCCTAACGTATTATTGTTAGTATATGGCTCGTAATACGCAGTCTGCGAAGGAGTATCACTCTCGTTGGGATATGTGTTTGTTGTGAACAACTTAAGAATTAGGTTCCTAGGAATCTCCTGATTGTAGTTCAGCAGATTACGTAGAGAATCAATTTCACCGTTGTCGGTTACTAGCAGTGCCATGTAAACTCTCCGTGTTTATCTCTCGATTTATTTTTATTTATAATCACATACTATTTATAGTTTCAGCTTGAGCGACACCACAAATCTTGTGATGTTTACCGCATACTTAACTTCAAACTGAAAAATATCTCCAGCATTTACTGTAGTGTTCCACGTTGACAGATTATCATCTTTATTTTTTCTGCCTGTGGATTGATTTAGAACACCTATAGTTGGAAGTTCTGTTCCGCAAATAGAACTAAAATTTGGGAAGTCATCATAAGAACATTTTTGTATATCAACCTGAACGTTTCCCTCTGTATCAGAGACAATAGTCCAAGATTCTATAATACCAGTAACATCAATAGTCATGTTACCTTTAACACCAGTTGACAATGGAAAAGATCCACTGTCTATAACATAATTAAGTGTTCTTGTTAAATCAGCTGTAGTTGCATATGCAACACCAAAGAAAGCATCTCCTCCTGATGGAGGATTTGTAAATACAATCTGATCCGCAGATACAATATAATCGACCCTTGGTTCAAGAATTACATTGTTAATAGAGATAGCAATTTGTTCTTCGTTTAACGGAGTATATGATTCTCCATCAATAGTGATATTGAATGTATCTGTAGTACCATCAAATTGTGACGCAATACTATCTATAAGTAAGTTAGAATATTGAGTTGATTTTGATGGAATCTGATAATTAACATCAAGCTTGTACTGTGGTGGTAATTGCTTACCAATTCTGTACGAACTGTCTCCTACTCTAACATTATATTGTGCCATCAGGAAACTCCAGGACTTACTTCTGCGTTCCCCATAATAACTCTGGTCTTATATCCGTTAGGATCTTCGAGAACAATATCGTAGACATACCTTCTTCTGTCGAGAGCGGCAGTTTCTACATCAGTCAAAGATATTGCAATCTCACCTATAGTTCTATTGACAAATGTCAAAGTAAACGGAACTGATGAAGTAGCCGAATAACTTTTCTTCATTACAGCGTTGCCAGTGTACCCCGACATGTTCAGTGGAGTACCATCTTTATTGGTGATAAAGAAAGTGACTCCGAAGTCTGCTCCCTTATCAATCAGTATGTTGACTGGAATCGCTGCCATCTTGTTTCTCTAGTAGATCTAATGTTTCTAAACCACCTTCGAGTTTTAACTTATACTCTTTCAATTTGGCAAGTTCTTCCTCGCCTCTTTTAATTTTGAACTCGTAGTCTTTTAGTTGCTTCTCAAATTCTTCACGAAGTTTTGGTGTATCCATAATTAATATAATATACTAAAGGTATTTATTAAGTCGATGAAGAAAGATCATCTCTGGGAGACAAGAAAGAAACATCGGGGGTGAATCTTAACTTTCTTCGAGGATAAACAATACCCTTTGTGGGGTTGTCTGATGGTCTTCTTTTATATCTATTTGTTCTTGCTAGTGGAAGTTCTTTATTTTCCTCCGCATTATTGGCGTCACCGTCAGAAAAATGAGCTCTAATTCTAGTAGTCCCTGCTAAATCACTAAATGTGTATCCACCATTACCAGAACCATTGAATATCCTAACTAACCCGCCACCAGTAGTATTTGATATGAATCCACCCGCAGTAGGAACGCCACCCCAATCAGTGCTCTCAATGCCAACTATAATTTCTCTTCCATTTGCTCTTAAGATAGACTTAACTTCATCTGGAGTTGGCCAAGTGCCATTGAAGTAATAATATTTTTCAACTTCACATGCTGCTTTACCAACTACTGTTGGAGTTGCACAACTAGTTCCAGAGAACATACCCCATCGAAAACCATCAGCATAAGTTTGACTAGGATATGCAGTAAATGTAGTTGCTCCCAATCCAACAATATCAATTCCTGGACCTCTGTTGGTGTATGTGTCAAGACCAGGAATTCCTTCGGAGTTATATCCAGCAGCAACATCAATTGCTTTTACACTACCGTGAGGACCATATGCATAAAATGGATACCAAGAAATTGTGGATGATGATATCACTCCAATAGATTGGTTGTAAGAAATATTGTATATATCGTAAGGAGCAGTTGCGTCTACAGAAAGACTATAATTTACTCTTTCATTTTCTTTTACATATACTCCAGCATTATTACCAGCAGCATTGATAAAAATAATTCCAGCATCCCATGCAGCATCAGTTGAAGCTTGTAATGACGATGATCTAAATTGGTTCGGCATCACAACACACCATTCATAAGTGGTGGTGTTTGGATCTAATACCGCAAATGGAATTATATTTCTTTCCACAAAAGCATCGAAGTTAGTCCCCCAACTAGCTCCTGGTCTATTAATCGTGCCATCTGGAGTTGTAATTGAGTCTACATTATCAATCGGAATTCCGTATCGTCTATCATTTAGATATTGAAATTCTCCAATCATAATTGTTGGATTAGGAACTCCTGTTTCTGGATTATTTGGTTTTGCATTATGCCATGCAACAACAGCATCAATAACTTCAGTTGCACCATCAGCGCCTGTCATGTAAATTACACGAAGACTTGATCTTTTTGCAAATCCACAGATAGTACCACCAGCAGCACTCAAAACACCCATTGCATGATTACTAAAAAGAGAATTTGATGTTACTTGAATATTACTTGCTTCGGTAATAGATGGAGCAACAGCGTTCCAATCCATTGGAATAACTCTAGTTGTTCCTGTATTGTCGGGGTCGTCAAAATCTGGGTGTGTATCTTGATTTCCAGAATATGCCGAACTGATTGGTCCAACTTCCACAGTTACGATATCGACATGTTTGCCAGTCCATTTTGAAGTATGTGTCGCATTTGGGATGGTAGATACGTCATCGTATGTTCCATTTTTGCCACACTTTTCCCCAGGATTGGTTGGATAGATGTGATCAGTATCAACATACATCTGCAGTGGCATATAGTCACCACCATTAGATGTTGTAGATGGTGTGGAAGCAGTTACTATTTTTGTCGTAGAAATTGCTGATGGTAGTGCAGCTGGAAAAGCTTCTAATCGGTCATCAGCAGAAATGATTCTAGGATCTTGCCTAAAAGTCTCTACAAAAGATTCCTCCACATGCATACAAACACAGCATGGAATACTATCAAGCATATTCCACCAATCTGCTTGAGTATCAGGATCAAAACTATTTACAAACTCTTGCTTATCAACACCATCAGCAAGATGTACATCTAAAACTACCTTTGCCATCTTATGCCTCTAGTTGAACTAAAGTTAAAGTTGTTGAGATTTGCTGTGTGGTTCCGCTTCTATTTTGAACACGTAAATAGATATTTGTGGATGGGGTTGCATCATTATTGAACCCAAAAACTCCAGGAGTAAGAAGAACCGTTTCTCCAGAAGTTGTTGTGATAAATTCTGCAATTACACCAGCACCAGGAGCAGGATCTTCTGTGATAGATCTCGTAGCATCTGCTGTTCTGCTAGCGGTATCGCAATACAATCTTACCCATGCTGGCTCTGATACTGTTGCTTTTAATAAAGCATATGACTTAAATCCAGTAACTGATAAAAGCTCATCGGTGCTATCTGCATGAGTAGCAGATGTATTAGCAGTAAATGTTTGACGAGAACCTAGACTTGTTCCACCGCCACCGCCACCAGAAGAACTTATTACGCCATTACTAATAGTGATTGTTGTACCATCTACTTTGACACCACCCAAAACAGTAGTAGATGCTGTTGGTAAAAGGTATGTATCTAAAGTTCCTCCACTGGATCTCCAACTGGTTCCATTCCAGATCCAGGTTAATCCACCATCTGTATGTGTAAATGAACCGTCTGTTGCTTCTCCAGCGGTATCTGGGAATAGAATTGCCATTTGTAAGTAATCTCCGTATACTTATTTATTTTCAGTTAATCTCTTCGATACTTAACTGACTCGTAGCATCAGCACCAGTAGTTCTGTTGCCAGCAACATCCAGCTCTAGATTAATTTGATATACAATATTTGTTCCTGCAGTCTGACCATGCGTGTCGATATATTCAAAATAAAGTGGTAGATCTTGAGATGGTCCAGTCCAAACCTTTGCTATTTGAGTAACAGATCCCCCAACATTTCTTTCTAAAATTACATGACCTTGTGTATTTGGAGATCCAGAAAGACGCCCAAATAAAAGTCTTACTCTAATTTTATCAAATGAAGTTGTTGTTAGAGAAACATTAAAAGGTCCATTAGTATCTGCAAATAAAGTTCCAGTAGTATTCCAAGAACCAGTTACCGCACCTACATTATTTTTAGTCGAGGACCTTGGAGTTTCTGCTTCCAGTGGTGGTGAAGCGTCAACCCACACTGCTGGATTTGCTCCATTATCATAGTAAACTTTTAATCTGCCGCTATCAGATTCCCACCATAGGTCTCCATTAACGGCAGTAGTAGGAAGACCATCACTAATATTAACATTTGCTCCACCGCCGTCGCCCCAAACTAACTGACCATTTCCATCAGTTGTGAGAGCTTGACCAGCAGTGCCATCAGTAGTTACAAAATTTACCGCTCCGTTGATTTTACCATTTCTATCTACAAAGAAATTGGTTGTTCCTGCATTTTTTAAGTAAAATCCGCCACCATCGGGAGCATGGTTAATAGTTATTTCACCATTTTTATCT